ATCCCGCGCCAGCAGCTGCATTGAACGCGCGGCATCCTCACCCCTCCTCGTGCGGTCCGCCCCATGGCCCGGGCGAGGGCTGCGCCTGCAGGCGCGCCAGGCGCTCGCAGGCGACATCGAAGTAGCGGCGCTCGGCCTCGATCCCGATGCACTCGTGGCCGAGCTGCTGGGCGGCAACCAGCGTGCTGCCGCTTCCCATCCACGGGTCCAGGATCAGCCCGCCGGCGGGCACGCGCGCCTCGCGGATGCACCAGCGCATGATCGCCACCGGCTTCTGCGTGGGATGCACGCGCGGCCGGCCGGGGCCGACATCCTCGCGGCCCTCCTTGCCGACGCGGTAGCCGTCCCACAGCAGCCGGTAGATGCGCATCGGCCGCTGCACGGGCCGTCTCGGCCGGCCACCGCGCACGCGGCGCGGGAACGGCCGGTCGAGCACCAGCGCGGCCTCGCCATCGCCCTGGCAGCGGCGCGACCCGTCGGGGCGCTTGTCCCAGACAAGCCAGGAGCCGGGCGGCAGGCGATCGGCGAAGCGGTGCGCCCCCCACAGCAGGATGATGTCCGCCAGGCGCAGCCACGGCGCGGGGTCGAAGGGCGCATCGTCGCCGAGGATCGGCGGATAATCCTTCGACGGGTGTCCCTTCACGCGCACGTTGGTCTTCAGTCGCTGGCCATAGGGCGGGTCCGCGATCACGGCCGCCGGGCGCGGCAGCGTCGGCGCGATCTCACGGCTGTCACCCCACCAGAGCGTGGCGCTGCCGATCCGCACGCATTCAGGCGCAGCCATGCCGTCCTCCGCCTATCCCAGGAACTCGGCCACGGCCGAGATGCCGGCCTCGCGCGGCGCGCCGAGGCCCATGAAGTCCATGCGAAGCCCGCCGAGCTGGTCGGGCTGCGCCAGCGCGTCGTGCGAGGTGTCGCCGACGTCGCGGCCGGCGGCGTAGATCGCCAGCGCGGCGGCGATCGCCGCGTCGCCGTGGCGCTGCCCGCCGGCCTTGTCCTTGTCCTCGCCCTTCGCGACCTGGCGCTTGTCCGGCACGCGGGCCACGCCGCGCACCAGCTCCAGCTGCCGGAAGTCGTCCACCACGCCGGCGTCGGCCGGGATGGTCAGGCCGCCATCCTCGAACGCCGCCTTCAGCTTCGGCATGTTCTCGCGATACCAGGCCTCGGTCAGGTGGATGCCTTCCACGCGATGCGCGCCGTAGCGCTGCACAGTGACCTCGGCGAGGTAGGCGCCGTTGCCGGTGGCATCGAGCGCGACGCCCGACAGCCGCGGCAGGCGGTCCAGCAGGTAGTGCAGGATCTGCTTCTGCTGCTCGAAGGGGACGTTCCGCAGCTCGACGATGAAGGGCGCGCGGCGCACCAGGTCTTCGCTGACCTGCACCGGCCAGAACACGCTGAGGTCGCCGACGCGGGCGAAGTCGCCGCCCAGCGCGTGGCGGAACAGCGGCGCCAGCGCGCGCAGCCGCGGGCCGAGATGCTCCTCGCACCAGGCCAGCACGTGCCTCTCCCGCGCATGGTCGGGCAGGTGGACGAACTGATCGTCGCAGCGCAGCCGCAGCACCGACACGGTGCGATCGGCGCGCGCCTCGATCAGATGCAGCGGCAGGAACTTGCCGGAGCCGGCGCGGGGGGTGACGTCCAGCTCCTCGCCGGCGCCGTCGCCGTAGAAGCCGCGGATCTCGTCGCGCCAGGCCGCCTCGGCCGCTGGCGACCACTCCCGGCCGCGCACCAGGCAGATGCGCTGGTAGAGCCCGTCGCGCAGCGCGTCGTCGAAGGTGGTCCGCAGCACGGCGCCGCGCTTTCGGCCCGCGCGGATGTCCTGGATCAGCTCGTTGAATGGGTTCTCGACGCCGTCATGGGTGCTGATCACCAGCACGCGCCCGCCCCAGATCAGCAGCGCCAGCGCGGCCTTCAGCAGCTCCTCCAGGTCGTCGTGGAAGGCGGCCTCGTCGATGATGACGAAGCCTTGCCGGCCGCGCAGCGACCGCGGGCGGGAGGCCAGCGCGACGATCTCGAAGCCCGAGGCGAAGGCGATGCGGAAGGCGGAGATGTTCCGCTCCCCGCCATCTTTGTCCTGGTCGGTGAAGAGGAACTCGCCGATCTCGCCGGCGGCCAGGCCAAGCGCCTTGGCCCACATGCCGCAGACGCCCACGAACTCGCGGGCCATGTCGAGGTTGTAGCCGATGTAGAGGCTGTCCATGCCGCCGTCCGACCGGCGCGTGCCGCTGGTCAGCACGGCCAGCGCGCCGACGCCCCAGGTGGCGCCGATGCGGCGGGACTTCTCATGGACGGTCAGCGCGTTCGCCGAGACGGTGGCCAGCAGCTCCCGCTGGTAGGGCAGCAGCACGCCTTCCGCCCCGCCGGCGACGGCCGGCATGGACGCCATCGCGTCCTGCCGCAGGGCGGCCCAGTCGGCGGCGGAGACGGCGATGGTGCCGTCCATCAGGCGGGCGCCTTCTGCGCCGGGGCAGCCGCCTTCACGCCCAGGATCGTGGCCTTGATCGCCTCCGCCGTCTCGGCCGACAGGCCACGCTCGCGCGCCACCTTCTCGGCCGCGGTCGCGGCTTCCTTCGTCGCCCGGTCAGCCGCGCGCTTCTCGGCCTTCTCGATGAACTCCACGTCGTGGCGGCTGGCCTTGGTCAGGTGCTCCAGCGCCTTGGCCAGCAGCATCGCGCCCATCGGGTCGCCGAGCCCGGCGCCTCGCTTCTTGCCGTCCTCGGCGTCGGCGGCCTGGTCCTCCTCCACCATGAACAGGTCGAGGATGGCGCCGTGCAGCAGCTCGATGTTCAGCCTGGCCGTCTTGCTCTCCGGCTGGTCGCCGAACTTGCGGACCAGCGCCTCGGCCACCGCGCGGGACCGGCGCAGCTTCTCCCCGGCCGTGGCTAGGCGCTTGGTGTAGCGGCCGAGCGACGAGCGGCTGACCTCGACAGACATGCCCTCCAGGTGGGCCAGGATCTCATCGAGCGTCGCGCCCTGGTCCAGCAGCCGGCCGATGGCGTCGCGCACCTCCGGGCCGAGGCGGTCCACCGTGGATTTGCGGGGCATCGTCGCTCACCCGCCGGGTGCGGGACGGGCGACGCCGGGCCAGGGCCGGCCCTGCGCCACTTCCTGGCCGGTCTTCGTCAGCGTGCCGACCCACAGATCCCGCCCGGCGCCGGCGGGCAGCTTGTCCACCGTGACCAGGCCGTGCTGCTCCAGCCAGGCCAAGTGCGCCCGCACGATGTCGCGGCCGACCACGCCGAGGCGCAGGCGGACCAGCATCCGCTCCACCAGGTTCTCATTGAGGCTGTAGTCAGAAGCCTCTTCGAGGCATCTGAGGATGACGAGACGGCGGTCTTCGTCGAGCAGCTGCTGCAGGCTCATTGCTTCTGCCCCGCCTTCCCCAACTCGTGCTGCAGCAGCAGGCCGAGGTCGCGCTCCACGCGCGAGACGCCTTCCCGCACGCCGTCCACCCGCGCGCCGAGCCCAGCCACGCCGCTTTCGACGACCGAAAGGCGGTGGTTGATCTGCTGCACGTCATGGTGCGTCGGCACGGTGGCGAGCCGCGCCTCGATCGCGTCCATGCGCTCGCCGAGGGCAGTCACGTCGCCACGGCTGGCGAAGTCCCCCTGGAGGCGCGCACGCAGCAGCCACACGATGAAGCCCGCCAGGGTGCCGGCGAGCGCGACGATGGCGGCCAGCTTCGGCCAGTCGGCCAACTCCATCATCGGCGGGAGGCCCTCGCGTCACGCTCGGCCAGGTCGCGCGCGTCGGCGACCGCCTCGGGCGCGCCTTCCAGCAGAAACGGCTCCGGCCCATCGCGTGGGCGAGGCGGTGGAAGCCGGCGGCGATGTGCGGCGATCAGCGCCTCGCGTTCACGCTCGGCCATGTCGGCGGCCCAGTCGGCGTCGTCCATCAGGGCGATCCCGGGAAGGAGGGCGGTTTCGGCATGCGCGCGCGGATCAGCTGGTCGAGGCCGGCGGTGTCGATGCCGAAGCGTGCCAGCGCATCCGGCACCCGTTGCTGCGCGTAGTCGCGCGCCAGCTCGGCGGCGATGTTGGCCTGGCTCCCGCGCCCCTCGGCGCCGTCCCGCACCCGGCGCCTGGCTTCGCTGATGCCATACTCCACCGCGCGGTCGAGCGCCTGCTGCAGGTAGCCGCGCACCTGGTCGTCGGCGCGCAGGTTCAGCCAGATGGTCAGCGCGCGAACGGCGAAGCCGCCGAGCACCAGCACGGCGGCGGCAACGATCTGCAGGGCGGCATCGAGCAGCGCGTCCAAGGCGAGGGCTCCGGCGGGAAGGCGGCCGGCAGGATCGCGTGCGCGCGGGTCGCGGTCGCTGCCCCGCAAGCGGGGCTACTCCGGGGGCAGCACGCACGGCCATTGAAGTGTGCGACCGTCAGCCTTGTGGATAATTCGCCTGCCAGCCAATCTCATTCCCCAACGACGACGGGTGGGCGGGGACCGGCGACAATGGCAACGGGACTTCCGGGCATGCGCCCGATGCGGAGCATGCCTGGCAACAAGCTGCTCTATGGCGACAACCTCACGCTGATGCAGGACATGGCATCCGCATCGGTGGACCTGATCTACCTGGACCCGCCCTTCAACAGCCAGCGCAATTACAACCTCATCTATCGCAACCTCACCGGCGCCCCGGTGCCCGAGCAGGAAGAGGCCTTCTGCGATGCATGGGAGATGGATGCTGAAAAGGAGGAGATGCTCCGAAACACGCCCGAATTCATGCGGTCCCACGACGTGCCCGACGACGTCGCGGCATTCTGGGATATCTGGATGCGAGCGCTACGCACAACGCAGCCGCGCCTGCTCGCCTACCTGCTCTACATGTCTTGGCGCCTTGTGGAGATGCGCCGCATTCTTAAACCGACGGGCAGCCTGTATCTTCACTGCGATCCGACCGCGAGCCACTACATCAAGGTCATTCTCGACGGCTTGTTCGGCCACCAAAACTTCCAGAGCGAGATCATCTGGAAGCGGACCAGCGCCCACAGCAGTGCCAAGCGCTACGGCCCGGTCCACGACGTCATCTTGTTCTACTCGCGGGGTAAGACATTCACGTGGAACCCGCAGCACATGCCCTACGATCAGACCTACCTCGACGAATTCTATACCCATGTCGATCAGAACGGCAGACGTTGGCGAAGGTCAGATCTGACCGGAGCAGGGACGCGACGCGGCGAAACTGGTGGGCCGTGGCGCGGTATCGACGTAACAGCGAAGGGACGGCACTGGGCTTGGCCACCTTCGGTGCTGGATGAGATGGATGCCGCGGGTCGGATTCACTGGCCGAAAAAGACAGGCGGCATGCCGATGCTAAAGCGATATCTGGAAGACCAGGCGGGTATGCCCCTGCAGGACGTCTGGACAGATCTTCGCCCGATCCACAACCTTGCCCCCGAGAGGCTGGGCTACCCCACGCAGAAGCCCATCTCCCTCCTCACACGCATCATCGAGGCAAGTAGCAATCCCGGCGATGTCGTCTTCGACCCATTTTGCGGCTGCGGCACCGCGATCTACGCGGCGCACATGTCTGGTAGGAGGTGGATCGGCTGCGACATCGCAATCCTTTCTGTGCGCATCGTCCGCGACGTACTCTTGAAGCGCTACGGCCTGCGTGAGGGCTTGGAATACGAGATCAAGGGCGTGCCACTCAGCCTCGATGGCGCGCAGGATCTGTTCGATCGCGACAAGCGCCAATTTCAGCACTGGGCAGTGGAGATCGCCGGCGGCTTCGTCAACAATCGGCATTCGGGTGACCGCGGGATTGACGGGCGCCTGTGGTTCGAGACGACGACCGGGCTGCGCTCGATGGTGATCTCGGTCAAGGGCGGCAAGCTGCAGCCTGCATTCGTTCGGGAGTTGCGGGGCGTCCTGTCCACCGAGCCGAATGCGGAACTTGGCGGCTTCATCTGTCTTCAAGAGCCGACGAAGGGCATGCGCGACGCCGCCGCCGAGGCCGGCATGTTCTCGTATCAAGGCCGCAGCTATCCGCGCCTGCAAATCCGCAGCGTCAACGACCTGCTTGCCGGCAAGGGCTTCGATACACCGTCGCGAATCCAGACGCTCGGTTGGGAGCGTCAAGGTGTGCTGGCCCTAGGCTCCAACTAGATGAAGAGGTCACCCTGCTGCCGCGACGTCAGGCCGCCCAGCTGCAGATACTTGTGGACCACGCTCTCTCCGACGCCGAGCTTGCGGGCGATCTGGCTGTAGCTGAGGCCCTCGGCCCGGTAGACGCGAATGCGCCAGACCTTGGCCAGTGGCACCTTCACTGTCTCGCCGGCGCGCCAGGCGGCCAGGCCACGCGCCGCATCCAGGCCGATCGTGCGGGCAAGCACGCTCCCCTGGTTCGGCTCGCGCGGGATCTTCACGCGTGTGCCGCCATGCGCCTCGATCAACGCTAGTGTCGCGGCGGCGCCAATGCGATCGGCAAGGAAGCCAAGCTCTGCCGGCGGCGGATGCGCAGCCAGGGCGCCGGACCGAGGGCCGGCGTCGTCAAGGGACGCGTGCGCAGTGGCACGGCGCGCGACGGCGGCGAGGGTGGTCATAGCGATTCGGGCCGAATCATCAGGGTTGAATTGCCGGCCGCCGAAGCGCCATCGTGCGGCGCATGGAAAGGCCCGACCCGCCTGATGCCTCGGCCCCTCCCACCGGCACGCGTCCTGCGCCGTGGGGGAAGGTGCCGGCCTGGCCGCCGCAAACACCAACCAAGCCGAAGCGCGAGCCGCGGTCTTTCGCCCAGTTCAGCCGAGATGTCATGGACATCTCCAACTTCATCACCACGATGATCCTGGCGCTCGCGGTGATCGGCTTCGTCCTCTACTTGCTCTACGGCCGCTGACATCACGCACCGCGCCGCGCGGCCGGCGCGCGCTCGATGGAGATGAAGGCCTCCGGGCAGCCGCACAGGAAGTTGGTGCGGTGCTCGGGCTGGAAGATGCGGCGGCAGCGCAGGCAGCGGCGCTGCGGCACTGCCTCGCGCCCGCGCTCGGCGCGCCAGCTGCCGTCCGGCGCCTCGATCGCGGTGATGCCGTTCCGGCCGTGGTGGACCACGAAGAAGCCGCCCTGCTGCCCCTCGCGCAGCAGCTCCGGCATGTTGTTCGTGTCGGCCAGGCCGACAGCCGTGGCGATCTCGCTCATCGCCGGGATCGGCCGGCCCGCGGCGGCCTCGGCGCGCAGGTAGCGCACCAGCATGGCCAGCCGCGCACCACGGGGCAGCCTCATGCCTTCTCGCCCCCCGCCGCCTGCACGCCCGCGGCCTCTTGCTGCATCCGGGCGTGCTCGGTCACCCACGCATAGGCGACGTGGTTCACGGCGTAGTCGCAGGCGCGCTGGCGGTCGTGCTGGCCGGCCTTGGCGCCGAGCCGCATACCGGCGTTGAACGCCTGCACCGCGGCGTTGCGGATGGCGGTCTCGACGCCGGGCGGAAGGTCGGGGGGAAGGTCGCCCATCACGTGCCGAACCTCACGGCCTGGGCCTGCGCGCGCAGCCGCGTGCGCCAGGCCTTCAGGCCCTCGACCACCTTGCCGGCCTGCTCGCCGTCCAGGAACTCCGGCGCGGAGACGCCGGCCGGGTTCGCCTCGGTCTTCGTCATGCGCTGCACGAAAGCGCGCAGCGTGCTGTCGTCGCCGACGGCCAGGTGGGGGCGGATGTCGGCGAAGATGGCGTGGATCATGCGGACCTGCGCCCGCTGACTGCGCGCCTTCACCGGGGGCGCGCCCTTCCACCCCAGTCGCTTGAACTCGCGCAGCAGCGTGTCGAGCTGCTGCGCGGTGCAGTCGCGGGAGCTGGTGCGGCCGGTGACGCGCTCGATCACCGCGCGATAGTCGTCCTCCTGCAGGCCCAGCTCCTTCTTCGCGATGTGGACCTTCGCGAGCATCGCGCGCGTGTCGGCCACCGGCTTCAGCAGCGGTGCGCCGCGAGAGGCCGGCCGCACGACGGGGGAGGTCTTCCCGCGCCTACGCATCGAAGCGCCTCCGCTTCCCGCGGCGCGGCATCTCGGCGTCGGCGTAGCGGCGCAGGATGGTCGCGCCGGCCTCCAGCACCTGGCGCCGGGCGCCGTTCTCGGCGCAGCCGCTCAGCACGGCCTGCGTGACGTGCATGAAGGCTTCCACCACCATCTCGGTCGGGCGCTGCGCAACCAGCGGCGCCACCGCCTCGAACAGGTCGCTGGCGAGGGCGGCGACGGGATCGTTGTCGTTCACCGGCCTCACCGCAGCAGCTCCCCGGTCGGCGCCTTGAGGGCGGGCATGCGGACCAGCTGGCACAGCGCCATCTCCACCTCGCGGCCGGTGATGGCCAAGTGGAAGACCTCCACCGCGCGCTGCTGCTCGCAGGCCTCGCGGCTGGCGTGCCAGGTGACGGGCACCTGGCCGGAGGTGTTGGCCGCCAGCACGACGAGGAGCGCCCAGGCGGTCATTCGCCACCGCCCTGCGCCTGGCCGGCGCACGCAGCGGATATCTCCTCCGGCGTCAGGCGGGTCGCGCGGATCTCCAGCCGCACGCCCTGCCCGTCCTTTCCGACCAGCGTGACCTGGTCGAAGGCGCTCTCCAGCCCTTCGCGGATGAACAGGCTCAGCGCGCCCTCGAACTGGTCCGCCATCGTCAGCAGCTTGCCGTGCAGGCTGCCGATCTTCTGCGCGTCGGTGAACTCAGCCATGACGCGCCTCCAGGTGCCGATCGACCATCGCGACCAGCGTCGCCACCGTCGCCTCTTGCGTCACCGGCATCTCGCGGTCCTCGATCTCGACGCCGAAGGCCTCCTCGATCGCCATCACCAGCTCGACGACGTCGAGGCTGTCGCAGTGCAGGTCGCCCATCAGCTTCGCCTCGGGCGTCACCTCCTCGGCCGCGCGGCCCAGGTGGTTCACCAGCAGCGGGCGGATGGTGTCGAGCGTCGCACGCTCCTGTGTCTCAGCCATAGGCGCCTCCCCGGGCGATGAAGCGGTGGGCGAACAGGGACGCGCTGAGCAGCGCGCGCGCCGGCGTCAGCCGGCTCTGTTCGAAGAATGCCGGCATCGCAGCGCCTGGCCGCACGCGGCGCTCCTGCACGAAGCCGATCGGCGCGCCGTCGCGCGTGCCGCCGCGCCAGTCCCAGCCGTGCGGCACGGTGCTGGCGGCGTCGCCGAGGTCTCCGGTGGGGGCCGGCAGCGCCTGCCACGCGGTCGACAGGCGCGAGCGCGCCCGCCAGGAGATGCGGCGGCGGCTGATCGGCATCCGCTCGACCTCCCAGCCGAGCGCCTCGTAGACCAAGGCGTCCAGCTCGCGGTCGGCGGTGTGGCCGTGTTCCAGGCGCACCAGCGCGTGGTCGAGCAGCACCAGGTCGCGCAGCAGCCCGAACGGCGCCAGCGGCGCGGAGACGGGGCGGATCGCCAGGGCGGTGGCGGTCGAGCAGATCACAGCCCCGCCCTCCGCCGCGCCTCGGCCGCGGCCTGCGCGGCGAGCTGCGTGCCGCGCTCCGCGGTCGTCGCCGGCGACGGGGCCTTGCCCCAATCGGGCAGCGTCAGCTCCAGCCAGTCGTCGCTGTAGTCGAACTCGACCGGCACCGCCTTCGCGGGGCCTTCTTCCATGCCGGCCGGAGGCGGCAGGCGCAGCTGCAGCACCGGCTTGCCGGGCGCATTCGCCGCCGTCTTGCCGAGCGTGAAGACCTGCCCGGCTTCGATGCGGATCATCCCCGCATGCGGCCCGCCGCCGAGCATCGCGTTCACGCCGGCGCCGGCGGTCATCCAAGCCGGCGGCGACGGCAGCAGATAGGGGCGCAGGATCACCAGCACGGCGGGGGAACTGGTCTTCGACTTCCCGCGGCGCCCGACCGAGACAGGCGCGTCGCGCCGCGAGCTGGTGGTGGATGCCCGGCGCGGCACGATCGGCGACCAGCTCACGCCGCCCTCCCGGCCAGGTCGGCCTGCGCGGGTGTGACGACGAACTCCTCGCCGGCGCTGCCGATCACCACGCCCGGCACGCCGGCGGCCAGCGCGGGCTCGCGCAGCATCGCCTCCCGGTCGATCTCCAGCTTCTCCCGGATGAAGCGGGACAGCTGGCGCGCCTGCAGCACCTCGATCACCGCGCCGGCGTCGCGGATGCGCACGCTGGGCGGACGGTCGCGCCAGGCGATCTCCCCGGTCGAGAGCTTCACCGTCTTCGTCCGGCCGCCGTGCGTCAGCTCGTCGCGGCGCGCCTCGGCGAAGACCTGCAGGCCACGCGTCAGCAGCTCCATCTCGCGCTTCAGCGGCGCGGCGCCGGCCTCGGCCTGCTCCTTCGCCTTGGCCAGCGTCTCGGCCAGCGCGGCCTCCGCCACCAGCAGCTCGCGCTGCAGCTGGCCGATGCGGGAAAGCGTGGCGGCGGCGCTGGCCAGGTCGGCGGGCACAGGCGCGTCCTCGGCGACGCGCTTCAGGCGCGCGCCCTTGATCGTCTTCGTCATGCGTCCTCCTTGGTCGCGCCGGTGGCGCGCGGGGTGGGGGTGCTGGCGGCCAGCGGGTCACGCCACAGGCGTGCTTCGTTCGAGAGGCGGTCCACCCGCGCGGCGAAGTCGTGATCGTCGGCTGCCATGCGCATGATCCGCGCGGCGCCGTGCAGCACGGTCGAGTGGTCGCGCTGCATCATGCGGCCGACGCGCTTCAGGCTGTGGCCGAAGGTCCGATGTGCGATCGCCATCACGACCTGCCGCGCCAGCACCACGCCGGCCTGCCGGCTTTCGCCGAGAAGGGCGTCCTGCGCGACGCCGAACTCCTGGGCGACAAGGCCCACGAGATGACGCATCCGCGCGGAAATCGGCGGGTTGGGGGCGCCCCCCTCCAGCCGGGCGATACGGTCACGCAGCGCCGCGATTTCGCGTCGCGCGAGGGCGTCCACGGTGTGCATCAGCCCGCCTCCCCGACGCTGAGATCGGTGGCGCCGAGCTGCGCGTAGGCGTCCCGCAGATGGCTCAGGTCGGGCCGCATCTTCGCGACCGCGGCCAGCATGTGCGCCAGCTTCAGCGTCTTCGTCATGGAGCGCAGCGCGCCCGGCTTCTTCGCCACGCCCTGCAGGAAGCGGCGTTCCGGCTCGCCCTCGATCGCCCAGGCGTCCAGCAGCGCCTCGATGTCGCCCTTCTCCGGCGCCTTGCGGCTGATCCGCATGCCGACGCGGCTGAACAGCTGCGCGAAGTCGCTGCGCCGCGCGCCGCCGCCTTCAAGCCGGCCGTAGATCGCCGGGTTGCCCAGTAGCACCACGCCGATCTCGGCCTCGTCATGGATGCTGCGGACCTGGTCGAGCGCGACCGAACTCAGGTGCTGCGCTTCGTCCACCATAAGCAGCGCGCCGGTGCCGCGCAGCTTCGCGATCAGCGCGCGCTGCACCTTGTGCAGGGCGCCGCCCTGGAAGGTGCCGATCACCCGCGTGAACTCCTCCAGCACCGCCCTCGGCGTGCCGAGCATCGGGTTGGCGACGATCTTGAAGACGTTCGGGTTGCTACGCGTGTAGGCGCAGGCGGCCGAGGACTTGCCGACGCCCGGCGCGCCGACCACCACCGCGAAGTCCGGCATGTGCTGCGCGTGCTGGAAGACCAGCTGGAAGGCCTCGGCGCTCGGCGTCTGCACGAAGCGCGGCGCCGCCGGCGCCAGCGCCTGCGTCTCCGCCTTCACCTTGCGGGCGCGCAGCCAGTTGCGCACCTGGCCGGCGATCTTGTCGTTGCGGCCGGCATAGGTGCAGCCCATCCAGCTGCTGAAGGTGCCGTAGGCCACGCCGGCCTCGCGGGCGCAGGTGACCATGGTCACCGCGTCGCCCTCCATCACCGCGCGGACCTCGACGCGGACCGCGTCGATCTCCTCGGGCGTCATCTCGATCTTGGTATCGGTGGACATGAAGGCTCCTTCTGCTGGGGGAAAAGGGCGCCCGCGGCGCGGCTAGTCGTCGCGCCGCAGCCGCGCGGGCTCAGTCATCGTCAGTCACGACGCGGAAAGGCGTCGGCCCGTGGTGGGCTCGCAGCGCTTCCAGGACGCGGCGCTGGCGCGCGTCGCGGTCGGCGACGGGATCGCTCTCAGAGGCCGCGAGGACTGGCTTCAGGGCTGTCGCGCCGCGTGTCGCGAACATCGCGCGCAAGACTTTGGCCTCAGGCGGCGGCGGCTCTTCGGCGCGCGGCAGCATCGCTGCGACCTCGGCCAGCGACATCCGCCGCTCGGCCGCCAGTTGCAGCTGCTTGGCGCGCAGCCAGGCATTCCGCGCCTGCGCGTGCTCGCGGCCCTTCTCAACGCTGTCGAAGCCGACTGCCTCGACGCAGGGCGCATGGCCGAGGTGGACGCCGTCGAGGCGATAGACGTGCAGGCCGTCGTGCAGGTCGTCCGGGTCGAAGCGGGCGATAACCTGGTGGCCGCGCGCCTCCAGCAGGAAGTCCGCCCAGTAGCGGTTGCCTTCCAGGTGCAGGCTCGCGTCGCCGCGCACCTTCACGCCCTCGGCCGCCAGCATCCACAGCCGGCGATCCGCTTCGGACGCCTTCTGGATGAGCGCCGTCTCGTAGCTCTCCTGGAACGCCTGGTCGAAGCTGCGCCCGTCGCAGACGCTGGATTGGCGGCCGAGCCGCGCGTTGTGCTCGGCGACGGCTTCGGCCAGCAGCGCCAGGAAGTCGGCGATCGGCACGGCCCTGCTCCCATAATTCTCTGGCTTCGCGTCGGGCTTGTTCCCGGTGTAGGCGCCGGCCAGCGCGGGGTGCTTGGCGAAGCCGCCGGCGAAGTCGCGGAACGCCCGCTCGATCGGCTTGGACTGCCCGCTGTAGGGCTGCGTCCAGCGGACCTCGACGCCCATGCTGGTCAGGATGCCGGCGGGCTCTTCGTCCTTGATCTTGAAGCGGTAGCGGTTCGGCGCCTGGCCTGTGAGCCATTTGCTGGCGAAGTGCCGGCCGTTGTCGAACCAGCAGAGGCGCGGGATGCCGTAGGCGTTCACCATGTCGCCGAAGGCGAGCCGGACGGCGTGCTTGTTCTCGGTGCGGTCAACCCGCCACGACACCATCTTGCCGCTGTAGAGATCCTGGAAAGCCACGAAGACCGGGCGGCCGATGCTGCCGTCCTCCCAGCGGACGAAGACGTCGAAGGTGTGGCCGTCGGCGTTCACCGCTTCCAGCGCGTGGAAGATGGTCCGGTCGCGCTCCTGCGCGGGGAACAGGCGGCGCAGCGCCTTCTCGCCCTTGCGCGCCAGCACCAGCAACTCGGCCGGCAGCGCCTCCAGCCGGCGCCGCAGCGTGCGGTCGGACGGCAGCTTCCAGCCCTGCTTGCCGGCGGCGGCGCGCAAGCGGCGCGCGCAGTCCGTGAAGGACGGCTGTTCGAGGCGGAGATAGTCGGCGCGGAGCATGTTCCACGCCTGCGGCGGGATCTCCTCCTCCGGCTTCGCGCCGAAATGGCGCGGCGCCAGCCAGTAGCGCCAGTCGCATTCCGGTGCGCCGGCGACGATCTTCTGCCAGCCGAAGATCGTGGAGCGGGAGACGCCGTGCTCGCGGGATGCCTGGGCGATGGCCTCCAGCTTCGGCACGCCGTGCTCCTCGGCGCGCCGCACCGCCAGCAGGATGGTCGCGGCGCGGATCGCTTTCGCCTTGCGATGGTCGGGCTGGCGATCGAACCAGGCGGCGATGCCGTCGCGCTTCATCTGCGCGCGCGGGTCGGGCGCGGGGGCGGCGGCGGCGAGTAGCTTGCCCTGGCGGATGACGACGAAGCGGTTTTGCGCAGCGTCGGGGAGGTTGCGGCCACCGCCGGAGGCGTTCCGCGGGCGCCCTTCCCATCCTGCCGCCTTGATCTTCCGGATGAAGCCGCTCTCGGAACGCGGCAGATCCGGCAGCTTCATCGCCGCCAGCTCCGCGGCCGTCGCCCATTCCCATGGCTCGTTCACGAGGCAGCCCTCGTGAAAAGCTCGATCAGGCGGCGCTGCCGGTGCCGTGACGGAACCTCAGCGATCCTTGGGTGGCGTCCGCGAAAGGAAATCTTCACCGATCCGCGCGAAACGGGCCGGCGCGGCTCGTCCTTGATAAAGGCGACGCGGAGCCGCCACGCGGGATCGTGTGGATGAAAGAGGGCCTTCTCGCTGAACTTCCAGTGGCCCAGGGACCGTCGCCAGAAGGCGGCGCGCAACGACGCGCCCCCGCGGCGAAAAGCTGTCCTGGCCCCGGGGCACTCTTTGCGACCAGACAAGAGGAACCCGAGATCGCCGGTCGTGAAGCCGCCCTCCGCCAGAAAGGCGAGATGCATCCTTGTCATTGCCATCACGCACCTCGTGCCTGGCGCATCAGCGCGTCGCGGCGGCGCCGCAGGGCGTCCTCGCGCTCGCGGATCAGTGCGACCTCGATCAGGGGAAGGTGCCGGCGCTCGATCACCGCCCAGCCGAAGGGATCGGCCAGCAGCTGCAGCAGCCGGCGGTCGCCGGTGGCGTGGATCAGCGCCTGCAGGCGCGGCACGCTGATGCGGTGCGCGGCCCGCGCGACGCTGGCATAGGCGTCGAGCATCGCGACGGAGACGTCCTCGCCCAGGTAGCGCGACATCTCCCGCGCCACGGCCGGCCGGGGCTTGCCGCACTCGTGCAGCGCGATGGAAACCGCGCGGGAGACGCGGGCGTCCACCGTGCTGCCGCGCACGTCGCCCTCGGCGAAGGCCAGCTCGGCCTGGGGCGGCGTCCAGCCTAGAAGGGACAGCTGCTCGGGCACGTCGTCAGCCAAGGCGCAGCAGCCAGGCGAGGATGGCGAACAGCCAGACCACGCCGATCGCGAAGCCCGCGAAGGCCAGGGCGCCGGCCAGCGCCGCCCACCAGGGCAGCGTGGCCATTTCATCTTGATCGTGTTCCGCGCTAAGGCGACGATCCGGACGCGGGTCGCTGCTCATGGCGACGTCCCGCAAGCCGCATACTGTGCGACGCCGTGCGCAACGCTCGGCCGTCCCGCATTGCCGGAAAGGCTTTTCGCTGGGAGCAGAAGATGGACGACAACATGAGCGCGGCAGGAACGGCGCTTGCCGCTTGGACGGTGCTCCACGTGCTCTTGGCGCATCTGCGTGACACCGGAGTGCTCACGGACGAAGCCCGCCGCGGTTTGCTGGAACGCGCGTTGGAGGTCTGCGAGTCGCTGGATCAGGCCCCGGACCAGAAGGTTTTGACGGACGCGCGGCGCATCCTTGAGGAATGGCTGTAGGGCGGGCGTAGATGCGACAGCGGCCGCGCGGCATCGCCGCCGTCTGAACGGCGCGCTCATGCCTCGCACCTCGTTCACGACGCCACCGCCGGCAGCCGCAGCCGCCCGAGGAAGGCCTCGGCCGCGTGGGCGGCGGCCCAGTGCTCGGCCTCGGCCTCCAGATCGGCCAGCAGCCACCAGGCACAGGCAGTGCCGTCAGGCAGGATGCGCCGCGCGAAGACCGGCGCGCCGCCCTGGTAGTGCAGCTGGTAGGTCCGGCCGTTCACCACTGTCTGGACGACGGGATCGTCGTCGGAGGGGAGCGGCAGGTTCATGCCTCGCCCTCCGGATCGCGGTCGATGTTCGCCTTGGCCCAGGCCGCGAAGTCGCGGCGCGCCTTGCCCTTCGGTAGCTGCCAGAACAGCCGCTCCAGCTTGCGGGCGACGGCCTCGGGGTCCGGTGCGGAGGGCTCGGCCTTGCCGGCAAGCAGGGCGCGAGCCTCGCGGACGCTGGTCGCCTTCGGCACGCCGCTGGCCGGCAGCACCAAGTCTAGCAGCGCCGTCTGCATCGCGGGCGGCGCCTTGCACAGGGCATCCAGTTCCGCGCCGTTGTCTGCCACCGCCGAGCCGCGAAGCCGCTGCCTGGACTCTTCCGTGAGGCGCTCGAAGCGGGTCAGTGCGAGGCGCACCGTGCGCTCGGCAAGGCCGATCTTCTCGGCCACATCGGCCGAGAACACGCGCGCCGTGGGCAATGCGGCAATCTTTGCCGCATTGGTCTTGGGGGCCTTCCGATAGCCCGCGTCCGGGAACAGCCTCTCGTAGATTTCCTTCCGGGCGGCCAGGAACACCGCCTGGTCCAGCGGGTTCAGCTCCGCTCGGTAGAGGTTCTCGTCGATCTCCCGCAGGCGCCGCATGTCGTCGTCGGCGATCTCCGCGATCAGCGCCGCGATCGTGGCCTCGCCGAGCTGGCGCGCCACGGCCAGGCGATGCCCGCCGGCGACCAGCGTGTGCATGCCCTCGGCATCGGCTGGCCCGACCTCGATCGGGGTCAGCTGCCCGCTGAGGTTCCAGGATGCCGCGATCTCCTTGACCCGGTCGGCGCTGACCGGGCGGAGCCGATCCCCTTCGCGGATCAGGCCGATCTTCAGGTGGTGGATGCGGTCGGGCAGGCGGGCGCGCTTGTTCATGCGGCCTGCCCTTTCTGACGGTGCAGGTTCGGCGGCGCGGCGGTAAGGTCCGGCCTCGGTCGAAGCGGAATGGGCGTCCCCTCGGGGTTCCACCGGTCCGGCCAGACGATGTGCAGGGGCTCGCCCAGCGCCTCCGCGATCAGGCGTTCGATGTTCGGCGAATAGCCGCGCACCGTGAGCGTCCGGCTGATCGCGGCGCGGTGGTAACCCCAGCGCTCGGACAGGGCGGTGATGTGGCCGAAGCGGGCTCGCAGCTCTGCCTTGATCCGTTCGGGGTGCCAGAGAGGGGGCGTCATGTCGCCTCGGTTGCGCTGTTCATCTGGCGCAACTCTAACCGGTCAGTTTAGCGCGTCAAGGTCAGACTGGCTGTTTAGCGCTGGGTTGTTTGAGGAAAGGCAGGAAGTCTTGTCTGATCAGGGGTTTAATCCGGGGTCTGACCCGGTCAGTCTAGACGAGCGGGCGGTCAGCCCTGGCTCTGACTTTCCGTCTCGTCTCGATCGGCTCGCGCGGCTGCTCGGTGCCACCTCGGACCTGCAGCTCGCTCACCGTCTCGGGTTTTCTAAGACAACCGTTTTCAACTGGCGGCACGGCGTGAACACGCCCTACCGCAGCACCCTGGCGAAGATCGCTGAGCGCACCGGCGCACGCCTGGAATGGTTGGAAACCGGCGAGGGCGAGGTTTTTGCCGAGCCACCTACCAATGTGCCCGCCGTTGCTGGCCAGCTCCGCGCCGGCGACCCGCTCGTCACCGCGGCGCCGCCAGCTGCAGCACCGCCGCCCGAGCCCCGCCGCCTCGTCGGCCAGGTGCAGCTCGATCGCCTGGTTGACGCCTACGAGGCCGCGACGCGTGCCACGAAGGGCCTCCCGGTGCGGGAGAGGATGCGCTTCACGCTGATCATCTACGACGAACTCTCAGAAGCCGCCGAAACCCAGGCAAAAGCTGGCTCTCAGGGCTCTCATCCACAGGATGGTCAACCGGAAGACCCACAGATGAATGCGCCAAGCACCGCGGTTGCAGGTTGAATATCGTCCTATGTTCCGTCTATGTTCTCGCGGCATCGTCATCGCGGGAGAAGACGGAGATGTCTCAACAGCCTCAGAAACCTTGCCTTTCAGCGAGCTTGGTCGCGCAGCTGCGGGATGC